GCAGCACCATCTGCGGTTAGTCCCGCTGCTTTGGCTACCTCTGCGGCACGCTCTGCGGCTTCTTCCGCCATGGCCTTGCGGATTTCTTTTTCACGCTTGGTACTTTCAGTAGCGGCTTTCTCAAGTTTCTCTACTCCAACGGCTAGGTCTTTAATGAACTTAGGTTCAACAATTTCCCCTGACTCAGACATTTTTAACACTTGGTCGAAAGCAAGGGTGCGAACCATCTCAATGAGCACTTTCGAGACTTCACCTGTTGGCTTACCGCCCAGCTGGTCTACCCATTGTTTAGACACTTCACGGGCTTCCTGAATGCGACTGCCCACTGTGGCCATGCGCGTGGCATAGCGGTTAAGGCCGCTACGTGAGATATGTTCTTCTTCAGGTAAGCCAGCCTCACGGATAAGAGTGTTAACCCGTTCAAGCACTTCGGTTTGTGTAACGGATTTATCGCGCAATAGCTCAATCAGCTCAGACTTTATGTCGTCGGGAAGCTGGTCTATTTTGCTGGGCTTGCCACGGGTGCGTTTATCGCTCATGCGTTTGGACCTTCACTTCTTTTTCAAACTCTTTCAACATCTGTTTGCGCACCCTAGGAATTGCTTTTTGCAACTCATCTAAAAGTCGATAGAACTCAGGACATGTCTTACGCATGTGAGCCTTATAGCTTTCTTCTAAATCTGGATAATGCGTTCTGATGACATGTTTGGCGATTTCTTCACAAGCAAAGGCATGTGCAAGGCGATCAATTACGTCCTTTTCTGCTTTAGTTGCTACTTTGCGTTTAGCCATTTTGAATCCTTACTTTCAGCCTAGTAGCAGCACTGTTACTAAGATTAAGGCAAATAAAACCCAACATGCTGCGATCCCGTGAGCGAATCCCCACTGATATTGCTCGGTTTGACGCCAGATTTTAATTGTAAATTTCATTAGCGTTTTTACCTCGGCCCAGGGCGCTTCACACCTGGTGTGGTGGCAAGGCCTCGTTCAACGTCTAAGCCGCGCTGTGTAATGCGGGCTATGGTGTAACTCTCATGATGATCCAAGGTAACTAAGCCTTGCTCTTTCAGCCAATGAAGCTGTGTACCTAGCTTATCGATGGTCATTGTGTTGCCGTAGCTGGCGCACACACCCTGTATAATGCTGTTGTTTGCGGCATAGTCATCCATTGCTGCTAGGCAGTGCAAAATGCTTAAGCGCTCGTGTTCGTTTACTATAATTGCGATTGCCATTAGTTCTTGTCTCCGCGCAACTCGTTTTCAAAAAGTATGTTTACGTTGTTTAACACCTGTTTAAACAAAGGTTCCATGCCTTCTAATCGTCCATTTAAACGGGCTATTTCTTCTCGAAGGGCGGCGCTTTCTCCGGCACTTGGAAGGTGCTTAACGTGGCTGTCAATTTCATGCACCTTATCGCGTAGCTTGTAGTGCTCAATCTGATGGTCTTTGAACTTCAGTTCGTTTAGTTTGAAGCGCTCTTCCTGGCTGTTAACGTGCGCTGCTAACTCTGTCTTTGTCGCGAAATACTTGCTCAGCCAATAAAGTCCAGCCATCAGCATTACTGATACAAAGAACGAATAAATTTTCCAGTTGTCGTTAAGGTGGCTTACTACATGTTCCATGCTATCGATTCCCGTTCTCTACATCTTGTTGGCAATCGGCGCAGCGCTGAGCATCGACTATTATTCTGCGGCGTTGAGTTATATCGGCATCACAGCGCACGCATAAAGGTGCGCCATGCTCATCAGTTTTAATGGGTGGTGTAGGTGTTACTTGGTTAGGCCTAAAGCGCGTGGCCATTCGTTTAAAAGGGGCGCTGGCTTTATCTGCCATATCCGCTGCATCCATCAACTGGCTCCCTGCTTGCTGAACTTATCCCATGTTCTAAAGCCAAACCAAGCAAGCACTGGCGAAGCGATAAGTAGCGCTATCTCCCAATTGGCACCACTGCCATAGTCGAAGGCATTGAGCAACTCCATTACAAAAATATACGCCACTGTGAACCAGCTGTGCCGCCGCGCAATTTCAGGGCGAAATGTTTTAATTTCTTTACCCGAACGCAAGGTTTCTTGCTGTTCGGCGTGCATTCCCAAATCATGAGTAAGCCTGGCTTTCTCTCGCTCGGCTTCAATTTGTGCTAGCCCTAGCTCAATTTCGCCGACAACCTCTGGCGGTAAGCTGTCTACGGTGGCCTTTACCTTGGCTACGCTACTAGGCGATGTGTCGCCGTTAACTGCCTCTACGACATCGGCAATGGTGTGTGCCACCTTTTCCGTCGCACCACCTTTACGCTCACCAAAGAGGCGAATCAGTGACGGACCATATTTAATGAGGGCTGAAATTCCTGCAGTGGCTAATAAAGACATTAAGCATGTGCTCCAAGTTGTTTACGTATTTTAGTGATGTGTTGCTCGGCATTCAGTCGCTGAGGCGTCTCACCATTATTTAGGTAAGCTTCCAGCTCATGGCGCGTCACACTGTTCCAGCCATGCCGCCAATACCAATGTGCAGTGGCGCGATAGCTGCTTTCAGGCAGTAGCGTAAGGGTTCCCGACATTCTCGCTACTTTTTCGGCTTTAAAACGAGCACGGCGACCCGTGTTAAACCATTCTTGGTTAAATTTGCTTACGGGCATGGTGGTGTGCTCAAGTCTGATGGCGTTAGGCAGTACAGATATGTATTAGCGTTGTCTAAGTAGTGTTGAACTGTTCCTTTACCTGCCATTGAGTTGTAAAACCGTTTCCAGTACTCAGCGCGCCCTCGCAATGACGAAGGGATTAGCTCTGGCCGTAAGCGATAATGCAGACGACAGAATATGAAGCTAAGAAGCGCGTCATTGGCCAAGTCGGTATGCACTAGCTTTCGAATGTCGTAGCCGAATTCCATGTGAATGGTTTTCACTATTCGCATGGGGGTGCGCTGAATAATGTCTTGAAATGCAATGAGGTCGTGCTGACAAAGCCCCATACCTGCGCCGCCAGGCGTCGGGTCTTCATAAAGGCCAAGACACGTTTCAGCTGCTGCAGTTTCAAGCAGCAGGTTCGTAGCACAGCCAGTCGAGCCATGGCCCAACACATCACATACTTGACGCGCTAGTGTAATGGCTTTGATTTTCGACGTTAGGCCGTAGTGGTAAGTGGGATTTTCTTGGTTCATGCCGCCATCGTAGCGACGGCGGTGAGGGGGGTGGGATTAGTCTGGGTTTGGGTTAAAGGTTAATTCCACATTCCGTTAAAGCGTTCTGAAATGACATGTCTAACTTGTACTCTCCAGTGGAAGAGGCCGCTTGGTTGAACCCTACACGCCGATAAATTAGTTTAGTGCCTGAAACCATTTCAGATAATATCTTCTTAGCCTTTTCGCCAGACACAGCAGTGTAAGGTGACATTATCTTGGTCGCGTTCTCCATGGAGTTCTCAAACGTAGCTTGATATTGCGCCTTTTGTTCTGAGGTTAATGACGACATATATGGTGTCATATCCACTGTGCTAGATGAAGGCACATAATCAACGGGCGTTTCTTGAGTTTCTATCGTCCACGAATCATTATTATCAATTCGAAGTTGCACATTTCCAACAGGCACCTGTACTTTACCACCGCTTAAAACACCGACCCTAAGATCGCCTTCTACAGTTTCTACGAAAGGGTAAAATTGATTGGTATACGTAAGCACTGTGCCATTCGCGTAATAAAGGCCACCAACCGTTACTCTGCATGAACTGGTGTCATCAAATTGGTCTACATTCTTTTGGGTAAACCACCTTATTTCTGGCGGTGCAGTAGAGCTACATGCTCCCAAAAGCAATGTTGAAGTGATAATTAGCGCCTTAATTTTCAAAATGCCTATCCTTTTCTTTTTATCCTTGGGTTCGACAATTTAGTGCAATAGCGATTTTTGTTAAATTTAAAAACAAAAAAGCCCGCACATGGCGGGCTGGCGTTTATCGTTTTAATGTTTCTATCAGCTTTCCTTGCTGCGACTGAAGGTAGTCGAGTAAAACAGCGAGTTTACGCGTAGAACATATTCCCTCGGGTACTGCACCCAACAATTCGGCGAGCGCCTCTTGGCATGTGGTAAGCGTGTTTAGCTCTTCTAAAAAGTCTGTGTTGTCCATTTGCATTACTCCTTGCAAAAATAAGCGTGAGAGATACCGATAATTTCGCTCTCCCAGTGGATGCCTTCATAATCTGCCAGCCATTTGCGGGCTGTTTTATCATCCTTTTTGAAACCAGCAGCCGCCATTACATTTGTTTTATTCGCCCCCGGGTGTTGACGAAGGTACTGGACAACGTGTTGTATGAACTGGTGCTTTTTATGCTCGAAATACTTATTGCTAGTGGGTTTACTGGTGTTGGCTTTTTTGGTTTGCGACAGCTGCTGTTCTAACAGCTGGGCTTTGTCGCGGTAGAGTTGCAACAACTCGCCTTGCAAGTCTTGATTGGTAGCCTGTAATGCTTGTACTGCACTGTTGTCGTGCTGACTGCTTTGTAATGTATCGGCCATTTGATTGAACGCATTGATGTACGCTTCTTTTATAGCGGCGGCTTGTTTGCCTGTAAAACCCATCACCAAGAACATGAAACCGTCTTTAGTGACATTATACATAGGTAGCTTACGGCCAGTTGTATCGGTGAATTCACTCAGCTCAAAATTGAGCGCAGTAAAATAGCTAGAGCATTCGATTGATCTAATGGCACGCAAAACGTTGCGATGCTCTTTTTCAAACACTTCTGCAATGCGCGTTGAAGGAGTATAGAGTTGATTCTCTTTCACAGAGATGTAGTGGCGCAAGTCCACGTCAGGGAGTTGATTGACCATAATGGTCTCCTATGTGATTGTAGTTAACGTCTACCAGTTAGTAGCTGGTAGCCGGGTGTCAACTGAAGCCACATAGAGCTCCGGGCCTATTCCCCTTGCGGGTTTTGTATTAACGCCTCTCCACCCGGCCATTGAAAATGGACGGATCTATGCCTAACTTACAGGCATAAAAAGGCCGCAAGGCTTTCGGGTGCGGTTTTCCGCTATGTGGTATCAGTGCGGCAACCTTAATCCCGTGCGTGCGGCGTGTCAATGTTTCCTTATGCAAATGATTGGGTATTTGTGCAAAACGTGTAGAAGGTCTACAACAGCTACAACTACAACAATTGGTAAAATATACGAGTGTGGCGTCTAGAGCTTTTCCAGTAAATACCGTCGTATTTTTCTAGTCTAGCGCGAGCGGTCTTATCATCTTTGGCATATCCAGCGGCGTTAAGAAGGTCGCCTTTTCCAACTTGGCCTTCTCGAACTAACACGTGCTTAATCTGGTTTACGAACTCAAGGTCTTGCTCTGAGGCTTGCGCTTCAATTAAGTCTACCTCTTCTAGCTCTAGCGTATTCGGGTCGATATCAAATGCTTTGTCGACGATGGCTGCACGCTCTTTTCTTACCTCAAGAATTACACCTACGCCTTCAGCAAGCTCTCGCTTCTTAAGCTGATACATATTGTCTAGGCTATTTCTAATTGCATTACTACCCTGGTAATTGCGCCCGTCTTTATTGCTGTGACCGAGTATAAGAATGGTACCGCCCGCTTCTCGAATATCTTTTAGCAGGTTCATTACCAGTCCAATTTTGGCTTCGTTGTTTACATCGGCAAAGTCTCGAAGACTGTCCACAAAGAAGATCATGTTTTCAAATTGATTAGCAGTAGCGTTTTCTGCCAACGTTCTTAAAAGTTCGAACGGGGGCAGGGGGCTTTTGCTACGTTGCACATAGTGCAAGTTTGCATGAGGTGCGATAAGCAGTTCGTGTACCTTGCGCTCTTTCAATACACTTAGTGGGTTGTCAAAATCTAAGTAGAACACTTGTTTCATACGGGGAGCACAGTACTTTGCCAGCGCAAATGCTAACCAGCTTTTGCCGTTCCCGCCATCGGCATACACCATGGTCATCATGCGCTTAGTGATGAAGCCTTCAATAACGAAATCTATCTTTTGATTAAAATCAGCTTCGCACAGGCTTGCTTGTGTGAGTATTTGGAGCATTTATTCGTTGCCTTATTTTGTTTCAATTAACTTGCATATCATTGCGCCTATCGAACATTGCATCATCGCAAGCCATATACACAGTGTTTCTTGTTCGATAGTTACCGCAGAAATCATAAGAATGATTGACCCTACCCCCAAAACTTTACTGTACTTCATTAAACCTCTCCCAATGCTTGGTATTTGATGGTGTGATACACGCCACCAAAATGTTCAATGTCTTCATCTGTAAAGCCAGCAGCAATCAAATGGTCTTTGGTTAAACTTTCAAACAGTTTGAATAAAAGCTTTGAGCCGCGTTTAGAAAGCTCCACACAGCCAAACAATTCATCCATCGGAATGTCTTCAGATTCGGTTTCTTTTTCTATCACTGGTATTTCTCCTGATAATTTGTTGTTACCGCCGTAAAGCAGTTTGTTTAATACTGGCGTTACTCTTAAGCCCTCCACCTGAACACGTCGCACCACTTCTTTGACGACAGTTGCGGGTAACTTGCTTCTAATCGCCAACTCGCGAGTGCTTTCAATTCCTCTGCCATCTAAAATGGCATTGAGCTGTAATTGTGTAATGGTGTGGTCGAGTATGATAAGGCTCATAGCATTCCCCTTAGTGCATTCTTCCATTTTCACCTGGACTACGAGGGCGCTTCCAAATTTCAGTTTTCCAAATAGGCTTTGCTCGTGCTATTGGTATCCAAACCGCGCGTGTGAGGACTGTTGCACAAAACAGAAGGGAGGCTATTAAATTGATAGCTATTGTTAAGCAAATAGTGAAAGGATAGAAAAGCGAACATAGTGAACGTCTTAGATAGTTGTTTTTTATGAATCCTATCCACGCTGGTCGCACTGAATATCCACCTTCATTATTTTTGAATATTACAAACATGTTGCCTCCTACTGCATATTTAATAGACGGTCAATTTCTGCGGCAAGCAGGGCTCCAGCTTTTGTGAGCTCGCGCACTCTTGATTCAACAGAGTGGTCCTGTCCAGGCTTCCAAGATTCAACACTCCAAGGCCAACCATTAGGTTTCAAGCCCATTGACGCTTGAACATTCACCGACTCTCTAATTCTTGGTGAGCTTCCACCAACTATGGCGTAGCAGATAGCAGCGCTGGTTAACTCACCTGGCTTATAAAGGGAGTCCAGTGCCAAGGTGTAACCTTCTTCATTAATCTGTCTTGCTCTTTCTGTTGAAATTAGTTCGATACCTGTTTTCATATACAAGATTCCTCTTAATGTTTGGTTTTAACGACTTGTCGAACAATCGGTAATGGGCCTTTTTCGTTTAAAGCACCTTGGCAAAACTCTGCGGCATACTTGTGTCCTTCATTTGCTATAAGCGTTCCTAAAGTAAGTGCGCAAACAGCTTCTATGTAATTTCGGTAGTCATCGTTTGTAAGATTTTTGACTAACTCAGAGTTGAATGTATTTGTTAAAGCATCCTTTACAGACGGGCTGTAATCTTTCATGGTCATCACCTTAAATAAGCTGTGGTTGGATTTTGTTGCGATACTCTTCGCGTTTGGTGCGCAGAATCTCGTAAACACGAATTTGATTGAGTTCAGGACAGTATTCTTTTCGTATCTTTTCTACTGGCCAGTTGTGGTTGTGCCACAAACGAAACATTTGAATGTCTCGTAGTTCTTGTTGAAGGCGCTCACCGCGTGGTAAGTATCTACACTCACCACCTTGGTAATGCGCTATTTCTGCGATAAGTTGACAGCTAAGCTTGTACGCCTTGTCATCTTCGACATTTGCCTTTTTAAGACGTCGCTCACAAATTAGAACCAATGCCCACAAGTGCTCTTTGTATCTGGCCATGGCTAGCGCTTTGTCGTCAGCTAAATCAGGTAGGTTCTCCAATAGCGAGTCAAAGTCATCGTCAAAGTCGAACTGCTCTTGATTGCTCACGGCATCAGCTCCTCAAAAGCGCTTTTTACATACTCGTAAGGCGCTTTTTCTGTACTCCATACCTTTCTATGACCTTTCAACACGGTGTACCCTTCAGCATTGAGCTTTACTGCCATCTCGCGTCGGTGCCAGTTCTTTAGTGACTCTAGTACCTGTGCCAAGTTCCCATCTTTCAGCCAGCCCACGTGCGACACGTTAACAATGCGAGACACATAGGCGTCTAATGCACTCTCAGAACCGTCTCGCACAAAACCTTGCTGATACATGGTTATCCAAATAGCACGTATTTTGTCTATTCCCGTACCTTTAGACTTGGGTGACAGTCTGCGTCCAGAAGATGCTTTTCTGACTTTGAACCCTTTATCTTTCATTTCGTCCATGACGCGCTCAAGCTGTTCTACGTTCATGCCTGCGCATGAATTCGTCCCTGTAACGCGTTGAAGCAAGTTGCGGTAACTGTCCTCATCCATTTTGAGCTGCGCTTTTGCGACATGAATTTTGGTAATTAACCCGCGCTTGATAGACATTTATTCGTCTCCGATTGGCAAGCTGTCAGCCGCGCCTTGAAAAAACGCTTGAGCAAACAGCAACGCTGCAACTAAAAGAGAAAACGCACCTCCCCAGTTGTATCCGAAGTAAAAGCAATACGCCGTGGCGTAAAGAAACATCATAAATAAACAAAGACGTAGCATGGTTTTCTCCTTTCCCTAAACAAAGCCCTGAACGTTCAAGGCTTTGGTTAAGGGCCCCGAAGGGCCGCTCGTTAGTTAGCTGGCATTATTTCTAGCCACTTTTCGTTGTTGCTTTCGTCGTGATACACGTTCATCACGTAAGTTTCTTCTACGCCATCAACGTCTGGCGGCAGCTGCGCAACGGCTTCGGCTAGCTCTCGTTTCGAGCCAATGTGGGTTCGGCTAAGCACTTTCGGTTGGTTGCTCATTTTTCAACTCCTTGCTGTCAGTAGTAATGTCTGAGATATCCAGTGCAAGCTGGCGATACGTGCCATCTTCAAGACGGAAATAAATGCGGAAGTACTCAGCACTGCTATCAACCTCAATGGCGTCAGCCAGTGCGGTCATGGCCAGTTGCCATTGCTCGTCTTGAATGTTGTGTTGGCGAAGGCTTAGTACCTTGGCAGCGCTAAAGCGCCCGTGCTTATCGGTTTTAAATGCGCCTTGCACAATGGCTTGGAGGTTCTTGTTGCTGCCTTTCGACCAGCGTTTGATGCACTCGTCAATCATTGCTTTTGCGGCTACAAGGTTTTCGTTGAAACACAATCTGTCTTGACGGCTGCGCTCAATCTTTATTCGACGGTCAAAACTATAAAGCGTGACATTGCCCTTGGTGCCGCCCAGGCGTTTGTCATAATTCTTCATTGCGTGACTTACAAACTCAGCAACGTCTCGTTTCAACTTTTTGGTGAACGCTTGTAGTTCGTCATGCACCAAAATTGCGTTAAGAAATAACTCTCTTGTTAATTTGTCCCGCTCAATCTCAAGCGGCTTGATACGGTCTTTGCGGCGTAGGTTGCCCTCACCATCTTCCATAAAACCTTGCGGGGCTTCTGGTTGGGCAATTTGATAAAGCTTGTCGATAGATGTCATGCGTTTAATTCCTGTTGTGGTTCTTCATTGGTTAAGTGCCATTGCACCGTGCAGCCGTATAGTCGTGTAGCCATCATGTGACAGCGGCCAGTGTGCGTTCCCGTAATTGAAATCAGTGTTCCTTTAACCCGCTTATCTCTCGGCGGGAGGATATTGATAACGGTGGATGTGTCTTGGATAGACAGGCCAGTGATGGCACACCCTTGTTTGATTAGGTGCGTCATCGCCAGGCTCGCCTTATCCACTCTTTTCTTAAAAGCAGTGTTATAAGCGTTCATTGCTTGCTCCTGTGTATGCAGTTTTGGCACGCTCTAAAAAGCCTGACGCGCTGCGGGTTACTTGCCGAAAACGGTCTTATCTGTTCGTTTAAACAGCGTTTAACCGCTATTGAACCAAGCACTGGACAGGTCACTGTTAAATTTGCGTACGCTGCCAGTACTTTCTTTTCAATATTGCTAATGCTTCCTGGATACTTTTCATTGAGTACCTGCGAAAGCGTGGTCTTACTCATGCCCGTGTCTAACTCAACTTGACGACGACCCAATTCCTTGACCTTGTTCGCTAATAATTCATACCAATCCATGTTTCCTCACTTAGCCGCCGTGGTTGCCATCACCATCTTTTTAAGGTTTTGGTCAAACAAACCATCTTGCCGTGCAATCGGATACATATGCCCCGTATTGCTTAACAGTCTGTAACGGTTATGCCAGCCTCGGCGTCTTGCCATTGGTGCTCGTTTGTTAAATGAGCTGATTTTTACAACATATTGAAAGCGGCACAGGTCTGTGAGGTAGCGCTCCACACTGCTTTTGCTGCACTGTGCTAAAGCCATAATTTCAGGAATGGTGAACACTTCTAGGTACCGCATCGCCTGCCAAATTTTCTGACGCTTCGAACGTGGCTGAGGACTAGTTGTGTTTTTTCCTGGCAAATGTGGCTTAGCACGAGCAACCTTGGCGTAAACGACCGGGTTAGCTTTTCGATTTACCGTTGTTACTGCACCTAGCTGTTTAAGGTGGTCTATAACCATCTGTGCCTGGTGCAATGAAACTTCCATTTCTTTAGCCAGCTCTGTCGAATGAAAGTCTGGCTGTGCTTTTATCCACTCCCAGCTACGCTGGCTGAGGGTTTGTGACATATTTACAGCTCCGCGACAGGGAAGAATTGACGGCCCGCCCATTGATCAGCATCAATGGTGTTTAAGCTGTTCGACTTGGCGAACTTCTCAAT